TGTATTGCTTTTTCTCGTCATTCAGTCGATCGCGCCCCCATATCGCCAAATCAACAGGACTTCTGCCATCTATTTTTTTTGAAAAAGGATTGGTAAGAACTTGCTTAAACTCATCCCAGTTATTTTGTTCAATATGCCCATGAATAAATCCATATTTTTTGCCGAGATGTGAAACCTCTAAAGCAATAGGTAATGCAGAAAATGTTTTAGCAATTTGAAATTGATCTTCAACACTCAGCTCGTAAAACCATTCTCCTCCATTAGAAATATGGCAACGCTTAGAAGGAACATCACATCGCCCCCAAATACACAAATCCTCATGATTACCGCGAACTGACGCAAACCATGGCTTAGACAGCAATTCGATACACTCGATATTTTGAGTACCACGATCCACCAGATCACCAACCGCAACCAACAAATCATTTTCAAAGTCGAAGCCAATTTCTTTAAGTCGAGTCATAAGCAGGTTGTAGCAGCCATGAATATCCCCAACAGCCCACAATTTCCCTTTAATTTCTTTATCCCAAATTTTTACTAAAGCCATCCCATCCACCCTCAAACCCTTAACTTTTCAACTTGAATAATCAGCTTCCCGCCTTTTTCTGATGGCAACCGCTTCACGAGCAATTCATCCACCTGGGAATCATCCAAAATCAACCCACCTTTTGACAAAGCGTCAAAGCATGGTTTTACGATGTTATCGATGTCACGTATTTTCGCATCAGGTGGCGCGTATTCGATCTTTACGCGAACTCTGCCCTGATACCCTGCCGGCTCAATAAAACGCTTCATAACGTCAATAAAGTGGATTGCACGCTTACTTAATCGATTGGTCTTGTTAGCTCCACGAATCCAGTAGTGATTCACCGAAGGAGGTGTGATTAAAACCTCACACCAGAGCAATTCATCATTCATCACACCAAATCCTTTCCCTTCGACCAGATGAGCCGGAATCTTTGGCATTGGATCTGGATTGGATTTCTTTTTCCCCGACTTGGCTGTTACACCAAATCGAGGGCCAATACCGGCTTTTCGTGCCTGTGCTGCGGTGATACGGAGATTAGTCATTGGCACCTCGCATAATTGCCTTATCTAAAATTTGTGGCATTTGAGACAGGCTTATATCCCTTTCAAGTCGGTAGATTTTGCGCTGCATCTCCTGATTCTGAGCCTCTAGCTTTGAATAGTTCCTTTGCATATAAAGAATCTGCTCCGGGTCTTTCAATCTGGCCAAGGCCATCGTGAGGAGATTCATTTCGTTTTGAATGTTTCTCTCTTCAAAAGCCATTAATTCAAGATTCTCTTGGATTTTTCGATGGTCCAGCCAACTTTCATTTTTATTGCTATATGGATTGAGTCTCTTAATTCTTGGCACAGCCAGGACACCAGCAACAACCTTGCAAATCCCTTTAGGGCTTACGTAGATCAATCCCCATTTGTCCGGCAGCTCTTCAGGTTTAATCAATCCTGTTGGGCATATGTAATAGCGATACTTACCCATACCCTGTGCCGGATTAAGGCGATGAGGTTTATTTTTGTCTACCAAAAAATCAGAGCGACTTGTTTTAGCCTCAAGTAAAAATGTCCCCATACCATTTCGATTCATGCCATGACGCACACCAAACACATCTGGGTTTTCTCCATAGCAAGCCGCCTCAACAATAGTGAAGTGACAGCCGTGGCCGTTTGCAGATTCAGGGCGTTTTAAAAACTTAGCCCCAATTCCACATAGATCACGGTGATTCATGACTCACCTCGCAAAGCATCTTCAACTTTAACCGCCAAGAAAACGCCTAATACCCCAGATTCATGGCAAGCAATCAGGGCCTTATCAATGCGATTTTGCAAGCCACTGATTTGCTTTTCATACTTCCGTAGGTCAGCATCTTGAAGCTTGATTGCTACATCCATTTCTTGGATACCTTTCTGACCAACCATCCAGGCCTGATAAGTCATCTGAACTGGCAGCACCCGATAAGCACCACCATCTTTATCAAACAGCTTGTCACCATAGATAAATCGCATGTTCTTGTAGAAGTCCTGATCCTCAAACCATGCTTCAAAATAGATTTCAGAGACATTCAAAACCATGCCTTCCAAACCATCCATTGCTTCATCGAAAGTCATGCCCACACCCCGCATTCATCACACCGGCAACCTTCGCTATATTTGGATAATGTGCCGTGATCGTTTATTGGTTTTATGATTTCTGCCGGCTGGATCTTCCGAGCCGGCTTCTTAATTTTTTCTTTTGGTTCTTCAGTTACACTTATTGATTTTTTGATATTCAGAAACGGTACTTTTCTTAATACCGCTTCCTTCAGTGGGTGATGCGTGTTGTTGTCAAAACTCGCCAAAACCTCTCTTACAGTCAGTGGCTCGTAATGCGGTCTACGCAACTCTTCAGCAATTTCAATAAGTGCTGTTCTGATTTGCTCCTTAGTGTCTAGCATCCCTGCACCCCAAATAGTTGTTTAGTCTTTTCAGTTGGCCTATAAGTCCAGACCGATGTTTTTTCCAAATAACCACTATCTACCAAGTCTTTTAAGCAAGCCCGAATGGTGTCTCTTGTGCTGTTCAGTACATTCTCAATAATGTTGCTTACAGTCACATCCTTGGTTGCATAAGCTGAATAGACCAGGATATCCATTCTCTTTTCAAAACATGATCTAGACCGGCTTACGTTCACCCAATCCACGGTTTTATTATCGTTTTGGTCTTTCATCTTTCAATCTCCACAGTCATACCAGCATGATCCTGTTCAACTACCGATATGCCGCGTGTGATTGCTGCTTGGCTTGTTAATTTTTTAAAGTCAATCCGATTAACTTCATGGCAGTGCTTGCAAATGAATGAATTTTTCTTTTCCAATTTTTTATAAATCTCACGAGCTTCAGACAGGACGCTGTTATTTCTTTCTGTAGCCCGATTGAGATGCTCTAGATGCTTCTGAATCCACCAGACCGGGTTTAAGCGAACATTGCAGTCAGTGCATAAAACCTCGTCTTCTTCCACTGAGATCTGGATGTTTTTATGCTCACAGTTACCGCGCCCAAACTTACGTGAAAACTTAATAACGTTTTCTTGAGTGTTGATGCTTATCGTATGGTCTTCTTTGTAGCTCACGCCGCACCCCCAAAACCTTTACCAACACGCTGATCCATCCAGTTGCACTCAACCACTGCCAGTCCGTCATGCTGGAATCGAGACCATAGGCGGTCACCCAAATCAGTCGCCAAATCATCAGCGGTCATATTTGAAATCAGCATGGTCGGCTTCCCTGCGTCATAACGCGCATATAAAACCTTGTGAACCAGTTGCAAGCGGTTTTCATGACGATCATGCAGCCCATATTCATCCATAATCAAAAGGTCATAATCGGTATAACGCCAGATTGCGTTAGCTTCGTTGTCATCGGCTTTTTTCCAAGCATTGGCAATCTCATTGGCCATATCCTCAGAAGTGACATAGCGAGCGTATTTACGAGCTTCTAGGACATTGCGAGCGACTGCACACGCTAAATGAGTTTTACCAGTACCAGTACGGCCCACCATGATCAGATTGCGAGTTACGCCTTCCAGAAAGTCTTTTGTGAATTTCACACATTGGCCTTTCGCATGCTTCTGACCGTCATTTGATGTGATGTATTCCTTGAAACCGCTGTTCGCATGACGACCAGGTAACTTTGCACCTTCAAAATGCTTTTCACGAACCATCTTGTTTACAGAGGCTGCATGATCCTGATGAGCCTGATTTAAGATTTCAGAGGCACACTGTTTGCAAATAGACTGGTTACCCAATTGAACCTTTTGCATCTGGTGGCGATCACAGTATTCAGAGCTGATCTGAATTTTTGAACCAAGTAGAGCTGCTGCGTTCATACCAAGTCTCCCAAATCAATGTCATCAGTCGCTGGTTCGTAGTGCTGAATATCGCCCCATGCTTGATTTACGTTGCGGTTGTCTTGGCTTGGTTTTGAAGGAGGTGTGTTTTGTTTTTGAGTGAAGTTACGTTTGATCCACTTCACGAAGTTTGAATACATTTGGGTGTCTGTGACCTGACCTGCGTTCAAACGTGGTTCGTAATGGGCATTCACTTCAAGTAAAATCTGATTCACCAGTTCTTGGGTCATCGGGGTTTCACCTGATCGCTGTAACCAAGAATTCAGAGAATGTAAATCTGGTGTCCAGAGATTCAATACCTGATCAACTGAATTTTCTTGGGCGTTTTTCTCTTTAAAGTTTTCTTTAAATGTTTCTTTAAGTGTTTCTTTAATAGTGCCCCGTTCAACGGTACTGGTCCCGTCACCTTTCGCGGTACTAGTCCCGTCCCGTTTGGTGGTACTAGTCCCATCACCTTTAAGGGTACTACCATCATTCGGTACTAGTCCCTTTTCGCGGTACTGGTTAGGAGTGAATAAATATTCATTTAGACAACCCGTTTTTCTCTCAACTTGGATTAAGCCAAGTTCTTCCAGATCATGAATACATGACATAACCGTATCGCGTTTTTTTATCCCGCAATATTTTTGAAACTGAGTAATAGCAATTGGATGTGATGCACGGTCAAACCCCAAGGTTTGGCGCATGACAAACATCAAACACTTGAATGCCTTGTCATTTAACTGAGCCATAATCTGGCCATCAATTAAAGCGTTGGGCATCTTCGTGTAGCGCTCTTCTTTATTCGACATAGCTTTGCGCTCATTTTTTGGGAAATGAACTACTTGCCCTTGAGGTAGCGGTGGTTCATGTGCTAAATTTGATTTCATATTATATTCATTGGTTCCGATAATTAATGAATCTAAGAGCCTGACCTCGACCGTCAGGCTTTTTCTTGTTGTAGAGCTGATAAATACTTTGCACACTCGCCTTTCATGGCTTTACGCAAAGACTGAATTTTGTGTTCGATTCCTTCCAGGATGCGATCTGTCTCATCCATTTCAGCAGGTGTCACCACACCATCTTCCAGAGCAGATAAAACCTGTCTATTCGCTGCGCCATTGCCGACATTCATGCCAAGCAGTGATTCAAGAACACCTAGTTGATGATCTTTTCCTTTCGCTAGCTCTACTGGCACTAATGCAAAACCTAATTTGTGCGCCCATACCTTTAACGAAGCTGGGTTTTGCGTATAAGTCAGCATTGCTTCAAATGCCTTTAGGCTCGGCAAATGGTTTTCCATATTTGGATTTGCATAATTCAAAATCGTGTTGTGTGACACCCCAACAACATCAGCAATTTCTTTTGGTGTGATTCCTTTCGACTGGTGCACCATTTTGTGCAAAGCAGCTTTCGTCTCTTTTGAAATATCCATGTGAACACCTTGATTAATTTCACGTTTATTTGAGTCGTTAATTAACTAATAATTGCTTTAACAATAGTTTTTTTGGAGCAATATCTTCACAACGTTAAGCAAAACCCACGAAATAACTTAAGCAACTTTTTTACTGTGCTTGATAGGTTTCTTACCATTCGCCAAATCTTTAATTTGGTACTCGCGTGCTAAAGGGATTTTGCTTTCATCCCACTGGCTTATAGCGTTGTGAGTAATCCCTAACTGCTCAGCAAGTTGAGTAACCGAACAATCTAGGAGCTTTAGCGCTTCTGACTTTGTCATATGAGAAATACCTTAAAAAGTAACTTAACTTACCTTATTAAACAGCATAAAACTTACCTAGTCAAATGGTAAGATTCCTTACATATCAGAATGGCTTAAAATCATGGAAACCTTAGGCTCAAGGCTCAAAACTTTAAGAAAAAAGAAAAAGCTCACTCAACAACAAATTGCTGAAGCAATTGGTGTTTCTAAAACCTCAGTCATTTACTGGGAAAAAGATGACAATGTGCCAAAGCATGAAAGCCTAACAGCTTTAGCTGCTGTATTAGCAGTTGATACAAATTACCTTCTTTATGGGAAAGGTAATGCTATTGTGGAATCTAATGTATCCGCCCCCATACCTCTTGCTGGCCGCCTGATTCCAGTCATTTCATGGATCCAAGCTGGAACATGGACAACTGTCGATTCCGTACCTGAAGGTACACAGTTTGATGAGTGGCTACCTCCTAATCCGAAATGTGGAAAGAATGGCTACGGCCTCGAAGTGGTCGGTGAGTCCATGCTCCCTGACTTCCGTCCAGGTGATAAGATTTATGTAAATCCAGACTTCCAGCCAGATGAATTAAAGACTGGTGATTTAGTGATTATGTCTTGTGAAGGTGAGGCAGAAGCGACATTCAAAAAGTTGATTGTGGAAAGCGGGAGTATGTACTTGCAACCGCTGAATCCTGACTGGCCAGAAAAAACTATGCCATTGGTAGATGGCTGTAAGCTGGTAGGGAAAGTGGTTGGGTTGTATAGGGATGTTTAAAAAGTAAGTCACAGGTGACTAAAAGCCGTTATAGGCGGCTTGGGTAAGGTAATCGGGGGGGTTAGCAAAAAGTGGCTGGTGACTAGAAAGCCTTTGCGCTCGATATGGATTAAATCTGCAAGGTCGTTAGATTTGATTGGGGTTTTTATTAATAACTTTAAACTAATGGATTTTTTATATGGGTGAAACAAGTAATATCAGCAAAATGGCCAATCTAATATCAGATGAAATTTTTTCAGTTTTTAATTGGGAAACATGTGGTGCTTTAGATCAGAACTGGGAATGTGTAGAAATTGAACATGAAAAAGAGCAACATCCTGCCGATGTAGTTTTTCATTATAATGACCCATATACAAATATAAAAAATTATATTCATACTGATTTAAAAAGCTTTTCTAAATCTACTATTGAGAATACAGATCTCACCGAGATAATTGAAAGTTTATCTATGCAAGTAGAGTGTTCTGAAAATAGCTCTGAATGGCAGAAGCTTTATTGCTCTGATCAAGACAACTTTATCGTTCATGGAATGTTATTTATATACA